AATTCGGTAGGCAGTTCTTGGCTAAACGCAATCACATCTTCCTGTAAAGGATTCGGTGTACGAACATACACAAACTTAATCTTATCACCATCTCGAATCGCAGCGTACTTCTTATCGAGTCCATGCTTCTTGATGTAGTGATTGTAAAGTAATGCGCCACGAACGTGGATTGGAGTACCCTTTGAATAGATCGGAGAACCAGCATACTGCTTCATACCGTTCACACCACGAGGGAATGCAACATCAGCCAGAGGCAATTTATCGAAGTCCATCTTGAAGTCTGTGACATACTTATGGAGTTTCTTTTCATCACCTTCCAGAATAACGCTAATGGAATCTTTCAGCTTGTCGCGGATGACGGCTGGAGTCGAAGACTTAACCATCTCAAGACCCATGACCTTGACCTTCGGCTTAGCAAACTGCACACCTTCGGAGTTGTGGACATTCATAATGTATCGCTTCTTCGCAGTCCAGATGGCTTTGTCTGCAAGAACTTCTCGCTTCATAACCATCTTCTGAGAATACGCATTCATATACTGAGCCAATTCCTGATAACCAGTATCGATGAACGGCTGGAAAATCTCTTCACAGACTTTGTCCATGTACTTGATCTTTTGTTCGGTAGTCTTACCCGCGCAAGTATGTTCAACCAGATTCTCGAGAGTCAGGTAGATTGAGTCAGTGTCGATGGCAATGATGTAATCTTTACCTTCGGTCTTCATGACCTTGTTCATGTAGGCATTGATCTTGTTAGCCATCCAACGAATGGACAACTGACCAGATGTGGTAATACCTTCAGCCATACGGATATCGAAGTATCGGAAATACTGATTACCCATCGCACCGTAAGCAGAGTTCAAAGCAATCTTCATCGCCATCTGCAGGTTGTTCAGTCGGCTAATCTCTTTCAGTAGGTGAGTCTTGCTCTTGTCGTTCTGATACTCTTGTTCAACACCAAGCATCTGCTTCTTGAACTTTGAACGGTCTTTGTACATCTTCTCCATCAACTCGGGCATGAACCCTTTGATGTCTTTACGATAGCACCAGCCGTTGGCAGTTACAGTTAGATCTCGCTTGTGTGCGTAGCTAGTATCAACTTCTTGATTGAGCAGCTTATCAACAGTCACTGGTAGTTTCTCTGAAGTCAGAGTCTCTGGTGAGATGTTGTATTGCATAATCAAGTGAGGGTACAGAGAGTTCAAGTCGAATGATGCAACCCACTTGTGAAGACCAATCAGTGGATCCTTAACGAACGCGCCTTCAAACTGCGCATCTTTACCAGAGTAAGACTTAGCTGGGATGACAATACCCTTAGCACGCAGATGGTTATAGATGATAGAGTCCCACATACGAACTTGTGAGTAAACGTCTTCCATATTGATCTTGGCTTGGTACGCCATCGTAAGATGCAACTCAAGCAGACGCATCTTGTCATCCATTCGGTCAACCAACTCTACGTCGTGAATGTTATATTCAACGAATTGTTGCCAATGGTTTGTGTAAAAGTCTTTGAATGATTCACCTGGATTTTCTTTTTTACGATCGCCGAGTTCTTGCTCAGCAATGTAATCAAGACGATAAGACTCTTGCTTTTGGTAAGTGTATTTCTTGTAAAGTTCTAGGTAGTCCAGCTGAGCAATACCCACGATGTCGTAGTGAATCTCTTCGTTACCTTTGATGAAAGTCTTACGCTCATTGACATAACCCCATGGGCTAATCTTGTTGGCGAAAGTCTCACCGAGTTCACGCGCGATACGACGAACCAAATATGGCACGTCGAAGAAGTCAGTGTTCCAACCAGTGATGGCGTCTGGATAATTGTTCTGCCAGAAAATCATAAACTCTTTAAGGAGTTGTTGCTCTGTTGCACAGTTGATGTAAACCAGATCATCACGATTGTGAACGAATGCACCAACACCGAATGTGATGATACGCTTAGTGAATAGATCTTTAATCGTGATCAACGTCACTTCTTCATTGGCAGTTTTGATATCTGGGAATCCAGACTCAGTCTTGGTCTCAATGTCGATGGTGAAGATCTTGAATAGATCCATGTCCCAGTTAACAAGGGTATCGTAAGTGTCGCTGAGATATTGATAGGCGTAGTTGGTCTGTCCATAGACTGGAAAACCTTCGATGCCTTCGTAACGTTTGATGAAGTCACGAGTCTCTCTGATGGATCCAGGCTGGACTTCATCAACGAACGTACCCTCCAGTGTTTGCCACTTGGAGGGTTTCTTTGCTGGGACATAGAGAGTTGGGGAGAAGTCGATCTTACGTTTGTATGGTCGACCATTCTCGTAACCACGCACAAGGATCTTGTCTCCAAATGCGTGGGCTGATGTATAAAATTCCATTAGTTCTTTCCGTACATTAACATCATTGCGTCATATGCGCAATCATGAACTGGATGGTGTTTGATAACTTGTGCTCGCTCGAAGTCTGGATGATCAACACCACAGTAACCATTTGATGTGCCGTACAAGATATCTACTGCAGTGCGAACGTCGCGCCACTGGGCATATCCTGTCAACGGCTCCATACCTAATTTCGTAGCCAATGAATCGATGGCTAACTGGTCAAGGGAACCACGTGCCCACATAGTTTGCTTACGTGAGTCTGAGTGCTTGTTCATATAGTTATGAAGAATCGTCATACCATCTTCGGCTGATACGTCTTCACTAGATGGATCGAGGGAAACACGACGCACATATTCGTGTTGGTTCTTCCACCACTCAAGAGTGGAAAGAGTTACAGTGCGTCCGATCTGCGCCTGTTCTTTGGCTTTGAATTTCACAAAGCATGCGCCATCCAGCATCTCTTGGTAGGATGGTTTCTTTTCTGGATCAAAATAGACCAATGCTGCAGATAGAACTACAGCATTAGATTCTACACCAAGTGTTTCAACGTCAAACATAAACATAATTAAACCTCTCGGTTGCCAACGCAACTCTCAAATGTATCCCACAGTTTATTAAACTTGATATCATACAAAGTCTTCAACCCAAGTAACAGATTAGCCAGTTGATCTGGATCATTACCTTCCATTGACAATTCATACGCCAGCTGGATGTCATCAGTAACTTTCCATGCATCAAGAAGCTGTTGCTCTAAATCAAATCGATCAGTCATTGTTATTCTTTCTTGCTTGATATTCTGCTTCGTGTTTGTCACACAGAGTACGAATCCATCCACCACCACGTTGCTTACCAAGTTCACCGCAAGTTTCACATGTACGATTAGCCCAGTCTTCAGCCATCTGTACTAAACCACGAACGTAGTCATCTCCACCATCATAGTAGAAACGAAGCCCACCAAACTTCTCTTTAATCTGAGCAACAACTACCTGAGGTACAACTTGATCATTTCGGTTAGCCCAGTCAATGTGTTGCTGAATATTCGCACACAACACACTAATGATTGGCCACCAACCTTTACCTACAGCGAATCCACCGTAAGCACCAACGAACATAGCAGGATATTCTTCCTCCATGCGCTTGGCAAAGGCATCATACTCTTTCATTTCATCCATCATTAGCTCCAAGTTCTGTGGTATTCAGCCACGTGTTCAATACCATCATACTCAGATAGATGCCAGTTGACACCATCTGGTATTTCTACAACCTTTAATTCAGCAGCGTCACCCCACGAATCTTTACCCATCTGTTCAACAATTTTAACTAGGCATGGGTCAGTGCGATCAAGTTGATATTCGCTCCAGAAGTTCTCATCAGCAATACTATCTTTGTAATATTCATAACGCAACCACTTGCTCTCTGGGTTTTTATCCACAACAATCATACTGATGCCAGCCAGTGCTGCATACTTCAGAATGGCTTCATGACTTAAACCGAAACCACCAAAGCATCGGTTGATTACAATTTTCATTTAATGTCCTTAGACGAGTCCGCAACTTCTTTGTCATCACGAATCTCGAGAATGATAGGGAGGAACAAAGATTCTTCTCCAGCTTTGTTCTTGATTCGAGTATTATACTTGATGGCAGCGATTTTGTCAATTATTTCTTTACCCAGATTCTTGCGTTGATCGTCAGAGAAGCCAGAACCCACTCGCACTTTGATAACACCATCAGCAGATTCGCAGAGAATTGCACCAAGCATTCCCGCATACTTACCAGTACCTTCTTCGATACCAACAATACGTAAGTCGCATTCCAACTCACCCTTGAACTTAATCTGAGTCTTGGAACGTTTGTCTTCCCAGATACCACTCAAGTCTTTCAAGATGATACCTTCTTGACCCATAGACAAGTAACGCTCGAAGATTACATTGGCTTCTTCGATGTTTTGGACAACAGTCTTCTGGACCAAGTAAACTTTCTCTGGTTCATGAGTAGCCAGAAGATTAGCAAGAGTTTCGAATCGCTGTGAGTATGGAGTGGCACAGTGACCAGTCTCGAACAATACGTAAGGCACAATGTCCCACACAGTGGCACGAACCTTCGCTGCATCGGCTTTAGAGATTGTACCTTTGTTAGCTTTGTTTAGGATACCGTTGCCAGTTTGACGATCGAGAATCTTGTCGCCTTCCATGACCAGAAGTTCACCATCGAACACGCAGTCGACGGCTCCAGCCATATCGATGAAGTCTTGTTCGAGGTTGCCAAGCAGTTGAATCTCTTTACCGTTGCGTGATCGGAATTCGCACTTACCATCACGAACGATGGCGTTGAATCGCATACCATCCATCTTCAGCTGAACCATTGCTGGGAATTTGATCTTGTCCACCAACTTTTGCTCGAATGGTGAGCAGAGCATAACAGGGTATTCGTGGACCAGACCCATCCAAACTTTGTTGGCAGTAGATGCCGAGAAGCCAGCACGCAGGTCTTTCTGAATGATTCGCTCCATAACCTTCGCGTCATCTGGGCTAAGAGCTTCGAGGATTCGAGTCAGATGATCAATGGCTGCATTACCAGTGACCAGACGCTCACGTAGATCGTAGAGAGCAGGGAGCATTGACGCTAGTGATGCTGCATGGTCAGTTGTGTTGGGGGTATACGCAGGAATCTTGCGTTGATAGAATTGAGTGAACGGACACAGAGCCAGACGAATCACTTCACGCAAGAGTTCATTGTCTTTGTTGGCTTCCAACTGTTCGAGTTTGAAGTTACGAGAGGCATTTGCTGCCAAGGATTCGAGGAATGTGTTAATGTTCATTTGAGTTCTTTGAATGTTCTGTATTTGGTGTAGAAGGGTAGAGGCTTGGAAAACTTCTTAACTTCTTTCGTGTCGATGTTGTAGAATGCCACCAGCTTCGATCTATCGTTCGTGACGTAGTAGATGTGATTAGAAACCTTGTGGATCCAATCACTGGTGGTTTCCTGTAACGCTCTCATTTTTTCATCCAAGTACGAGCAGCAGGAGGAGCCTTCTTTTTAGTCTCAATAACTTGGACATGACCACCACGTTTGAGAAAAGCCTTCAATTGCTTTTCGGTTTCAGCACGCAACTCAGCTTTGGATTTTACTGTAAACATGATCACCCTTTCAATTAAACAAAATCGTACGAAGATTCAGAACCAACTCGAGAGAGAATTATACCACACTTCATGGAATTAAGCAAGGCAGTTTCGAGTTTTACTGCTTCAGGAACCGAGCATTCCACGAACAAAGAACCGCAGGTAAAAGAAGCTGGAACGCTACCAAGGGTTTTAGACACCACGCTCAACACAGACTTTTCAAAACTCATTTCATTCTCCTAATCAACTGTAGTTATTATACAGCAGTTTGGAATCTAAGACAACAACTAAATGCAATGACCCTACAATCCTGAGGGGATTGCAAGGTGTTGATTCTACAGGGGTTTTGGGGAGCTAGAAGCCTCTAGGATAGAGGGTTAGCGGGGAGGTTTTAGCCTGTGAAGACGGAGCCTGCAGAGGCGATCTCGATGCCAGACCCGAACATTCGGCTGTATTCGTTGCGCATGGCTACAGCTGGCTCACCTTCGGACGCGATAGCATGCTTGAAGACGTAAACCTTGTCGCCTTCTACGTATGGCATGTATGGAGCTAAACCAACTCCAATACCCTTCTCGGTCTGCTGGAGCATAATGGTAGCTGCACCTTCAACAAAGTATCCAGCTTCTGAGCTAGATGTTACATCACCGATTAGTTCTTCACCACTAATCAATTTAAATACTTTAATCATTTCATTCCTCGATAACAAGTTGTTCAATAAAATCTGCTGCAAGATTTTGGTCCATGAAGAAATTCACATTCGTCCTGTCCATATCAAAACAGTGGCGACTCACAACCATTATCTGTTTGTTTTTGTAAACAGATACCTTGAGTATCCAATTGCCACGTAGAACCGTGACAAAAGAAATTAGGTTGGGTGAGAGTCTTGCTTTCATACCTAATTATTTAGGTATTGTTGCGTCTCCAGTAGAAGTCAAAGGCATTATAATTTGTTTTAATTAACATATCATAAACTGCCATTCTATCTAAATATGCATCTTTCATCACTGTCGCTGTAGTGGCTGGTTGAATACCAACTGTCGCGTCGGATTCACCATACTCGCTAACGATCGTCATTTCATTCTTACTGGCGATGTGACGCATAGCTTTGTTCTCAGTTAAGCAATGCATAAACACTTCTTTGATACCTTGTGTACGTAACCATGTCACAGCGCGATCAAACATCTCTTGAGCTAATCCATTACCGCGATACTCTTTATTAACAGAGCACCCGAGTTCAGCATCGTCATCTTTCACTGCTGCATGACAAGCAGCGATAATGTTTCCATCTTTATCTTCACACCCGAACCATTTCGATTCAGCATTGAATGAATAGTGAATGTAGTTCTCGATAAAGTTATCAGAAACCATCGCACCAAAACGGAGGCGACGATCTTCTCCCTCGAGAGAGGTCAAATGAGCGACAAGTTTGTCTTCATCTAATTGGGTTAATTTTCTTGGAATCATAATTGAAGATGGGGCGTGCGCCCCATTCTGTTTAGACTAGTCTGTTTCGAGACGCTCTGGCATAGTACTGTCGTTCTAGATGTTCGACTTGTAATGCTGTTTGAGGATTGTGAGCATCAACGTATTCTTGTAAAGTTTGCGATCTATCACGTAACACATAAACAATGAACTGTTTTAGTGCCTGTAACATTATTCACCTTCTTTTAGAAATTGCTTTCCAGAACCAGTCTTGACTGGAACCTTCTTAGCTTTTTGCTCTTCTGGAACCAATTTGTCCAAAGCGATCTTCAAGATGCCATTGAACAACTCAGCGTCTTTAACTTCATAAGAGTCGCCGATAGCCCAAGCGCGAGTGAATGCGCGGTTGGCGATACCTTTGAACAAGTAGTCAGCAGCTTCACTTGGGTCAGTAGACTCAGTGTTGCCTTTAACGATTAGCTTACCACCGTCGATTGTTACGTCGATTTCGTTTGTGGCGAAACCAGCTACAGCAATCTCGATTGTGTAAGTGTTACCGTCTTTACGGACGTTGAATGGTGGATAGTTTGGGATGTCTTTAGTCAAGTCATCATGCAATGCTTGCATGCGTTTGAACTGGTCATCGAAACCGACAAACACTTTGTCGAAGTCTTTGAAAAGGTCTTGGCTAAAAAATGCAGGTACGAATTGTTTCGTCATTTGAGTTTCTCCTATTAAGCGAGTAAGTGATAAAAGTGTCTCCCCGAAGGCAAGACATTGCTGGTTACTTTATCCAGCGACAACTACGAGTGTCAGTGCAATTGCTCGGACGCCTGTTACCGTGACGACTAACGTGCCCTAAGGTGGGTTCTTTTAAGCAGCTGGCTGGGCTTCAGCTTTTGCTGCTTCAGCTTGGCGAACGATCTCTTCGACCTGTGGTTCACCTTGCTGTTTAATCTTAACGATGATACTTGCGATCTCATCGAATGGGTGCTTACCCAAAGAGCGAAGGATAGTGTTTACTTCTTCAATTGTCAAATCAAGTTTAATCATTTTATTTTCTTTCCAATATTATATTTAGGAACTAATTCCCAATTATCTTTCTCTTTGTAAGAGACCACTTTAATTTGAGACAGTGACGCTTTTTGTTCTGCTTGAGTAGCATTCAAAATCTTTAATAGATCCCAATCCTGAAGCAAGCTGGCAATAGCGTTACGTCTCTCGATATCACTGGCAGTGATATTCGATTCTTTACCATCGAGCGCAAACAATTCCTTGAAGTGCACGATGAAATACCGACCTTGCTTATGTAAGATATGGCAAGATTGATATAGCTTTTGTTCTTTTCTGGAGGCGATCCCGATACGGGTTAGAGTTTCACGAACCTTCAGGAATGCGTCTGGTTCTGGCAACGTCACCTCGAGCATGGACTCAGGAGTCCAGTCGTAATAAATCACTTCGACAGTCATGATTTTCCACCTTTGTATAATTTTTCTTTTATCATAATCAAGTGTTCATCGGAAAGGACAGTTAATGCCTCTTTCGCCTTTTCGCTTGAATACCCATAGTACTCTTTTACGAGTTCTAAAGAAACTGAATCGTCTTCGGCTTTAGACCATTTACTGAAACGACGTTTCTTCGAAATAGTATTTAGGAAAAAAGAAAATTGCCAGTCAGGTGGGCATTGGTGATGTTGGTTCATCGCGTTTGCCTGCATGACTGTATCGGGGAAATATCCCAAGGCTCGGTTCACAATAAACTTCACCTTGTTGTAATCTTTAACTGCGTCTGGATCTCCTGCTAGTAAATCAACTTTGGTTTCGTTGATGGCTTTGACATAGTCGAATGGACTCATTTAGCGAACCCAACTTCTTTTAGATTCTCAGGCGTAGCAGCGAATCGCTTTTCAGGATATCGAGCAGCCAAAGAATCTTCTAGTTCTGCACGAGTCGGAGCCTGAGCCATAAACTCATCAGTCTCTTTATTGAAGACATAGTATTGCCCGCTATGACGTTCAATCTTGATTTGGATTAACTCGTCCGCGATCTGTTCTAGATCTTCGCCAAGCTGTTTCATAATATAGTCGACTCGGCGTTTGGCCATCTCCTCGCGGAGAACCCATCCAAGAATAAAACCTAATGCGAAGATACCAAAGATAGAAAGAAATTCAACCATAATATCCTCACTTAAATTTACATTGCATCATAATTTCAGTCAACGCAGCCATGATGTTCAATTCATGGTCGGCGACGAATGCAGCTTTATACTGATAGTCGGCTAGAACCAAGACCAGAGATGGGATTGATCCAGCTTCCATTGTCGCAGCAGAATTGTCATACAACTCACGGAACAACGCAACCGTATCCGCGTCAGAGTTCTTTCCAACCCACTTACGAACTTCAGCGTAGTTCTTATCTTTGAGATGTTTGATTAGTTCTTTGTAGGTTTCTTCTCCAAGATTAACCAAGATACCAGAATCAATCTTACCAGATACAGAGTAGCGTTGAAGTTCATTCAACACTCGACGCCAATCTGGAAAGTGCTTGGTAACAAGTTCAGCTACAACCTTAGGATCAAACTCGATACCTTCTTGTTTCAGAATCTGAGTGGCGCGTTTGAAGAACGTACCAGCCAGTTGCTGTTTATCTTTGTTCTCGATCTTGAACTCAATAACAGCACAACGAGAATGCAAAGGTTCGATAATCTTATTCTTGTAGTTACAAGTAAAGATAAAGCGACAGTTGGCACTATACTCTTCCATGAACGCGCGAAGTGCTGGTTGAGTAGAGTTGGCTTGAAGATAATCAGCCTCGTCGAGGATAACAATCTTTTTAGCGTCTGTCAGGGAAACTGTAGAAGCGAATCCCTTGATTTGAGTACGAAGTGTGTCGATGTGACCACCTGTATCAGAACCGTTAAGGATAATATACTCAGCACCAATCTCGTTACATAGTGCTTTGGCTACAGTGGTCTTGCCGATACCTGCTGTACCTGCGAATAAAAAATGTGGGAGTTCGCCCTGAGCAATATACTCTTTAAACGTCTTCTTGAGCGCGTCTGGCAGAACGCATTCATCGATCGTTTGTGGACGGTATTTCTCTACCCACAAAAACTGGTCATCACGTGAATCAATCATAATCAATCTTTCAAAAATTCAAATAGGGATGCAGTAGAAGGCTCTTTAACCTTCTTGTGCTTGCCGTTGGTTTCAATATAACAAGAAGCATGATATGGTCTCATATGAGAATCATGCTTTCGTTTAGTCTTACTTTCTTTGTAAGCCTCTGCCAAATACCCAACCTCGCCACAAACTTTACATGTAAACTTAGTTAGCTCCTGATGGCCATAAACAGTCATATGTTTATATGAATCAGGAGACTCTCTCCAAAGTTTCGCATCCAAGTCTTTCAACTTAGCCATAATATAGAATCTATAGTTTAGAATTCGAAAGTAGAGTCAGCTTCAACAGCTACGTAATAAACCAACTCGCCATTACCTTTGAAGCGAGAGATTTTCTTGCTTGAAATGCTAACAGTGTAATCACCTGGAATCATCTTCAGGTTTTCTACTTTCAAGTTCACTTTGAAAGTCTTGTCAGTTGACCCAACTGGTTCGCTGTAAGAGTTACCAGTAGTGTTCTTTTTGTCACCAACCACAACAGTGATTGTAGAACCATCACCAACGATAGAAACGTCAGCTGCGCGGAGAACAGAAGCAGTACGATGGATCATGTTCAACATAGCAGCAGTCACAGAGAATTCGATCTCAGCAGCTGGGAATGTGATAGCCTTTTGTGGAGCAGTTAACACGCTTGCGTCTGCAGCGAAATACTTAATGCTCATGTTACCTTGCTTAATGGTAACATACTTCTCGCTGAAGTCCAATTCTGGATCTTCAAACAAGGACATCGCACCCAAGAACTCATTCAAGTCATAGATGCCGAAGTCAGGGAAAGTCTCAGACACAGTGGCGTCAGCCATAACGTTCTTCTGCGCAGAGATGGTTGCCAACTTGTTACCTGATTTCAAAAGCAAGTTGCTGTTGATACCAGCAAAGTTCTTAATCAGGGCAGTTGTTTCTTTAGATAATTTCATATTTTCTCCAGTTAATAATATACTATGTATAAAAGATTATACGTCAAAAGGCTCTTCCAGCCAAATTTATTTTGAGTTTCGATACTCATTGAACTCAGCTACAAGACGCTCGTGTTCTTGATGTGAGCAGTACAGAGTCCATTCGCGAACGACATCTGTAGATGTAATAGAACCGTCACTGGTAGTGTAAGGTTCAGATAACATATATCCAAGAATAGTCCTATGACCATCTAGACCAGTGATGTTACGCTCGATCGAGAACACATTCATTGCAGCCCAGTCTACAGAGAAACTAGCCCTAGCGAATTCACCTTCGAGACGTTCTTGATACTTTTTAATCTGATCTTCTAAATGATTGATCTTCTGTTGAAGTTTAACATTTTCAGAAGCTAGTTTATAGGACTGGTCGTCCTCTTTCTTTTCCCAAGACCATAGACTCATATTATTCCTTTGAATACTTTACATCGTGTTCGTACAAGAACATCAAACAACACATTGCGTGTGCCAAGTGGTGGATACCAGATTCTGGATCCATTTGTTCTCCACCTTTGTATGCCCAGAGATGTCTTTGCATTGCGTCAAAATAACGACGCTTTGAATCTGGAACTTGCTTCCAGTTATCTGGTTCATACTTCTCTGCACCAAACGTGAGAACCTTTACAGTCTCAGCCAATGCGAGTGGAGGCAGCAAACCGTATTGTAGTTTACCACCATCAAATTTGCGACCACCAGTTGTAGCTAACTGGGATGCTTTAACTTCGTCAATAGTAGCCATTATATCTCCAAGAAGTGGGGGACGAATCCCCCAATTCGATTAGCCTCGTGAGAACGCAGAAGCACCCAATACTGCATTAGCTGCAGCGATCATACGGCGGCTTGGTTTGCCGATACGATACTTGGTAGTCTCTGTGCCGTCAGCCAACTTAGCAGCATTGCTGTATACGCAGTGACCTTGAGAACGCAACAGATGAATAGCGCGATGTGGATTTTTCAAACCAAAAGAGCCAGCGATCTGCTTTGCAGTAACCTCAGCACCAGTAGACAAGTAATTCAACAACTTAGCTTGTTTAGACATATAATAAACTCCATAATAAACCATCAACGAAAAAAGCTGACAAGGGGATGGCATCCCGTGTCAGCCGAAAATAACCTAATTGTAATTAGACTTCGATGCCATTCTCACGAAGGATCTGGTTGAAGTCTTCAGTCTCGTCGTCGTAAGCCATAGACTCATCGATGACTTTCTGCAGACGATTCAGATCAGACTTAGTCTCTTTCTCTACAGCTTTTGCAGCTGGAGTGGACTTGACCTTAACAGTCTTAGCCTTAGCAAGTTTGGCAACTTTAGCTTTAGCCTTAGCGACAGGTGCAGTATTCTTGTCTGCAACTTCTTTGTGATATGCTTTCATCTCATCAGCTGATGGAACTGGGAGTTGATACAAACCACGCTCAACTTTGTTTGCAGCGAACAACCAGTTTGGATAACCGATCTTCTCACCCTTGGCGCCAGTGCGTTGTTCACGCAAGACGTAATAGATGGACGCGCATTCTTTCAGAGTAATCTCTGGCTTCTTCTTGTACTGTGGGTGGGCTTCCAAAACAGAAACAACGAAACGTTTTTGAGCGAGGGACAAAGCAGCGAATTTCAACATAATAAATTTCCTTTTACAAAGAGTTTTCAAGATAAGACATTAGTATACTACAAAGGGGATTGCAAGTCAACAAGTATTTGCAATCCCCTACGGATTAGAAGGGAATCTCGTCCGTTGGGTTTGTAGCTGTAGGTATTACAGGAATGACTTCCTCTGGAGCAGGGGATGCAACCTTGTCGTAGAGGTCGATAAAGGCTGTTTTAGTAGCCGAATCGAAACGATTACAACACAGTTCAACAGCCTTCTCACGCTTCTTAAAAATAGCGTAAGCACGTACAATGTGGATCATACGACGAGTCGTAATTGTTTCATCCACACCACCATCGGCGAAGGTGCGACGAATAGCATCAGCCCACTTCACCAATGTCTCTGCGAATTCCTGGTCTTCACAACCGTAGGAAACCATCAGATTCTCGATAATCTTCTGCTCGATCTTTGCAGAAGGATAATCCTGTTCGAACGTTACAGCGAAACGCTCCAAGAATGCTTCGTTCAGCACGTTGGTACCGATGTATCGACCATCGTCTGAGCCTTTACCCTTAGTGTTCGCAGTGGCAAACACGTTGAAACCTTCTTTGGGAACGATCATCTCATTCTTGAGTTTGAAGTAATATGGTTTACCCTCGAGAATTGGTTGCAAGCACAACAGAGTGTTGGCAGAACCAGCGTCAATTTCGTCCAACAGGAGAGTCGTACCGTTGCGCATAGCAATGAGCACTGGACCTTCTACGATGGACACGTTGCCATCTTCCAGAGTCTTGGTACCAATGAGTTGTTCTTCGTCAGTCATCATATTCAAGTTAACACGAATCAGAGGACGTTTGTGCTTGGCACAAATTTGTTCAATCATCGTTGACTTACCATTACCAGTTGGACCACTGATGTAGGCAGGATAGAAGATTTTGGACTTGATGATGTTTTCCAAGTCAGTGTAGTTGCCGAATGGCACGAAGTTTGCATCTTTTTTCGGGATGAGCGAGTCTGTATTTGTCAAGTCCACTTGGAATGATTCTTTCACGTCTTCAGTTTGCACTGCGACTGCAGCATTACCATCGATGGCATACAAGCCACGACCAGCCTTAGTCTTCATAAGCCACAGAGGGAACTTCTCTGTTTTGAGTTTAGCCATAACTTCCATTAGCTGGGGACGACTCACAACACCCTTCGTTTGCACGTCAGGATACATTGCATGCATCTTAGCCTCAAAAGTCTCACGAAACGCCACATCGGTCTTCGCCATCACATTCTCCATAATAAACAACCAATCAATAACCTAATTATTACTCAATTCAGGATTAATGTCAAGCAATAACCCCACTAAAAGCAGGGGAATAAATCCCCTGTAAAATCAACAACTTACGCAACGTAGCCGATGAATCGGTTCAGGAGAACTCGACTAGTCTTCTTAACGTTCAGGAATTTGCTGAAGTTTCTTGCAATGGCTTTAGCGTTTGCGTCGCCAGTGACTGTTAACTCACCCTCTTCAATCTTAGTAGATTCTTGGGGGATGATAAAAAGTTCATCACGACCAGTGTTCTTTACAGCAGCAAAACCATCAGTCTTGAATTCCTTGCGCCATGTGTCAACCAACAAGTCTTTGCTGCCAGTAAATTCTGGCAGGTTAGAACTGATAACCCATTCCAAATCACGACGAGCATTGCGTGTAATGTAGAAACCAAGCACCACGATGTCATGGCGATCTTTAATCATACGCAACAGAACCTCTGTTTGTTTGCTAGAAGTTCGGTCGATCTCGTAAGTCTTCTGAGTGCGATCGTCACGGATGTAATGTTTCTGCTTGACACGTTTGTATGTCGAGCCAACATATTCGTTACGAACTTCATGCAGATTACCCATCTTATGAGATTGCATTGCACCACCCTCACCATCGGTAAGAGTAATCAACGTCATCTTTTCGATGTTGTTGTTCTTGATGTAATCACCAAGATTGTGATAAACCCAACCAAGTGCTTCGTTCAATGGAGTGCCACCCATAGAGTAGCCTTTGTTCCAGAAGAACTTAAAGTCCAGCACACGTTTGCACATCGTATTGAACTCTGAGTTGGTCATGCGATTAGAGAAAATCTCCAACAGATGCATAGTGCTAGTAGCATTCGACAGATAAGAGTCGTCAGAATTGGCACGGGCGCTGTGGATCTCACGTTGTTTATCATAATAGCGATGATCATAGTCACGCTCATTATACTGAGAAGTGAACGCTAGAACACGATATGGAATCTGAGTGCGGTTACAGAACATTGCCAAGTTGATAACTTGCTTCAATGTGTCTTCCATAACACCAGACATAGAACCTGACCAGTCCAACAAGAAAACCATACCATGGTTCTTACCTTGTGGTAGAACAGTCACACGTTTGAACAGATCGTCTTGCAATTTGTAGGCATAGATTTTCTTCATGTCCAAAGAACCAGACTTGGAGATCTGAGCGCGTTTGTACATCTGAGCAGACTTACGCATCTCAAATTCTTTGACCAAGTAGTTCACAGCACGTTGTGAGTCAGTCTTGAACTTCTCGAAACCAGCGTCGATTTTCTTTTGCTGCTCGATGTAGTCTGGACGCTTTTCCAAAGTCTCTTTGTCATACCAAGCAAGACCAGTCTTCTCAGATGTCTCTTTAAGAATCTTTTTGAATGGTACGACAGGATCGTTGATATAAGCATCGTCAATCTTATGGTAGAAGTATTGCGTGTCAGTGTCTGCCAAGTCTTGCAACTTGTCTTGGAAAGAACGTTCTGTCTTAGACTCTAGGTCTTCATCAGTCACATCTTTCTGTTTGGGTGCAGTACCTTTCTTCTGCTCTTTACCAGCGCCACGGTCTTCCTGCTCCATGTCATCGTCTGAATCTGGATCCCATTCATCATCAGGTTCAGCTTCTTCGTCGGCGTCACCTTC